CCAACGGTGTATTTATATCTATATCTTCAAATTGTTCTTTACGAACTTCATAATCATTTTCTTTATTTGTAATTTTTTGTATTTTAAATAAAAAAGGAGCTTCACCTTCTAATTTAATTTTAGGTGTTTTGAATTGATAAGAAGAAGTGCTGATACCAGTGAAAGTTCTATCATATACTTCATTAAACGCTGTGCCTTTGGATTTTAAAAGTATTTTAATCCTTGTTGTTGCATTAAATAGTTGTCCTCTAGCAACTCCCTCCATAGCAGTACAGAATAAAGCGGGTATTGTAAAAAGAAATTCAACTGAAGTTGTATCATT